CAAACATAACTTATTCCTCTACTGTAATTTCTGACTTCCGTAAACAGTCGCACTGATACTTGAACGACTCGCTATACCGTTCCGCGTCTTTCGCGTCCTGAGCGTAGTATTCAAGCGCATAGGTCTTAATAGCCGTCTGGACGATCTCTATGTCACTGCTCGCAACATCAGAATCGACTCCGGCACGGAGAAGTTCCTGCCGCGCCGAAGTGATTACATCTGAAATTTCTGAATCAAGCAGATTATGAGATATCCGGAGAGCAAGTTTGACCTTATCGGCTAAAGTAGGCTCCGGTGCAGGAGTTGGTTCCGGATCTGTATTTACCGGATCTGTATTAACCGGATCAGTGCCTACGTTCTGATTTTCGTCTGCCATAAACTTGCTCCTCTCTGCTATTTCTTTTTGGTTGACTTTGCCGGAGCCTTCTTCGGAAGCTGCTCAGCTTTCTCTTCAACCTTTACCGGCTCTGTCTTAACGGGTTTAGCCTCAGCATCTCTGATTTCAATAAACCCTTTATCTGCAAGCTCCTTCATACGAAGGTCTGCAAATTCTACGGTCCGTCCGGCAAGATATCCGATATTGGTTGTCTTATCAGTGAAATTAACCTTAACTAAACCCTTCATAAGATACCTCCGATCAGCCTGCTGTAGGTGCAGTGATATTTACGAAAGCACGGCAAGCGATAGGCTCGATTGCAACATACTCTCTGCCGAGGATCTTGATGAGGTCTTCGGTCATAAGAGTCTTGTCGTCGTACTTGATCTCGGTAGCTTCGCCATTAGGGAAGTTAGCAAGTGCGCCGTAGCCGAAGTCTCCGACGATAGCATATACATCGTTCTCGGAAGCTGCGCTGATTGCAGGGAGATCATTTGTAAGATATACAGTAAGTCCCTCAAAAGGATCTGCATTGAACTGTCCTGCGTATACAGCTGCCTTGAAAGCTGCCTTTGTAGCAGGGTTCATAACGATAACGGGATTTACTGCCTCTGCATTGAGCTGACCGAGTGCAGTTGCGATAGTTCCGAGAGCTGCGCCAGCCTTTACCTTCTTAGCGTTTACTGCGCTTGCGCTTGCGGAAGTGCCAAGATTCTTGATCTTGTTGATAAGGATTGACTCAGCCTTGCGAGCGATCTTGTAGGTAAGCTCGTCATAGATATAGCGGAGGAAAGCCTCGCCCTTCATGTCATTAACTTCGTCAGAAATGGAAATCCACTTCTTGATTGACTGAGGAACAAGGGTAACGGTTCCGAGTGTAAGTGTCTCTTCGGAAACTGCGCCGGATCCTTCGTCGTGAATAACTGCGTCAGAAGCGGAAAGCTCAAACTGAACCTTCATGTTGCCCTGTACGGAAATTCTCTTAACAAGGCTAAGGATTCCGCTCTTGAGCCAATCGGTCTTTACGATGTCATAAACGAAATCAGGTACTGCAACCTGTCCTGCATCGCCTACATTAGTAGTGAGGAGCTTTCTAATTTCCTCGTCCTTGCCGGTCTTGATATACTCGGCATAAGCATTGATGTACTCTTCGGAGTTCCTGTACTCTTCGATAGTCTGCATTTTCTTTTCTTCCTTTCGTGTCTCGATTTCTTTAACGGGTTCATCAGCTCTCTGTTCCTCGAGAGCCTTTGCGTTTGCCTGTCTCTCCTCAAGGTCTGCAAGAACAGTCTTGCGTTCCTGGAGTTCAACGGCTTCAGTCTTTAGAGCCTCAAGCTCTTCTCCGCTTTTTGTTTCAAGCTCTGCGTCAATTTCTGACATACGAGCTTCAACATCAGCAAGAGTCATTTCACTAATTGTCATTGTTCGCACCTCTCAAAATGTTTCTGATTTCGTTGCGTTTAACTTCATCCTCTGCTGACCGTTTTGCGCTCTCCAGCACATCCTTTGCATTCTCCAATGCTTCGGAGAGGTCTGCTGCCTGGATTGAAGTCTGTTCATAGGCAGGAAAAGTGACTGCGGAAACTTCGAAGATTTTGCCAATAGAGGTGATCGTTCTCTTTGGCATTTCCGAGTCAAGTCCTTCCCAATTATCTTCATCGACGCTGAACATAAACGACATTCCTGATACATCGCCTCTGTCCACTGCCGAATAAAGAGCTTTTGCTTCGGTATTTCTGTCAACATCGAGATTAACTCTAATGTGCATACCGTCTTCTTCTACCCACATCTGCATCGTTGAGTTCGCATTGTTATTGCGACTTCTTGCAAGGGGTATCATGTCTGTATTGTGATTAACTAAAAAACGGACATCCTTCATGTCCGTGTTATCAAGCGCGTGTCTATCAATTACTTCGTTGTAATAACCGAGATCGGTCTGTCTGTCGAAAACAATGGGAACACCCACGATATAATTTCCGTTGTCCTCGTCTCTCATCGCCCGAAGCTCAACATCAAAGCGTCTCTCTATCTTTTTCATCATTCGTCTCCTTCATCATCGTCCTTCGGCGGCCTGCCTACGGGATTGCCGGTGCTATCGTTGGAAGTGTCGCCCGTTTTAGAAGTATCAAGTCTAAGAACAAACTCGTCGCCGCCTTCATACGGTGCCATGTTAAACAGTGCTCTGTACTCGTTCGGAGTCATAAGGCCGCGATCCACGAGAGCAACCATGCTGATTTTTGTCTTTGCGCTCGCAAACTGTAAGCGATTTGACTCGTACCAGATCTCAGCTCCGAACGATATCTCTCTGTCAGTAAAGATTTTCCGAGTAAATTCAAGCGACAATGCTACGAGTACCGGTTCTATCCGGCTTTCGTAAAACGCATCATACTCAGATTCGGAATAACTGGACTTGATGATCTTTTCATTTACTCCGAAATACCGATAAACTCTCTCGCGGTAGGTCTCCTGTTCCTCTGCCGTCGCTGTTGTGGGCTTAAGATTGATTTCTTTAAACTCCTGCGTCGCATCAAGAGAAGCAATACCGCCGGCATTGGATAGGTTCATGTAGTCATTAACGAAACTGTCTTTCTGCTTCCTCAGATCGTCCGGGGAGAGCATCGCTTTTGTGCTTTTAAGTATTCCACGGAGATTCGCCGTTGACTTAACTGCGTTTTCAAGGCCCTGATCCATCGTGTTAATTACATCAAGCGTGCCAAGAAGCGGTTTATTACTCTCGCCTCCGATATCAGACATCAAATAGTCCTTACGGAGTACCGCAAGATCTTCCCAGGGAACCACAAGCTGATTGACTGCAGTTCCGTCAAACATAAACTCCACAAATAAGCGATCTTTGTACTCAACCGCCGTGTAAGTCTGATACGGTACCGGATAAAAACCGATTACCTTATTCGTGTTATCACGCTCGATATACACAAACGCGGTATTCTTAATCTCCAAAATGTTTCGGATCTTCGCCAGGAAGTCTTTTCCGTTCATGTATTTATTCGGGTTAAGCTGAAGCAGCTTCTCAATTCGCTTGTCGGTACATCTCGGATTCGCTTTCGAAGTATGCTCCGACAATGTTCTGATCGCTGTTCTGACATCAGCCGAGTCAAATATGTTGTTCCCGAATATTCCGAAATATGACTTATAGGTTCCAAGCTCCTGAAACTCCGTATAAGTTTTTAACTGGTCAGACTTAATCGGTCTGAATAAGTCGAGTATACTTCTGCGCTCTCTTTTCATTTTCCCTTTACCTTACATACGGCAGATATTCGTCCATGTGCTTGACATAACCCACCCAAGCGTTAAGTAGTGAGACCATACCGTCTATGCGGCGGTCTTGTTGAAGTTTGACGGGCTGAATAGTCTCGATCCCGTCTTTATTCAATGCCTTCACTCCCGTGTTGGCTAAGCACCAACGGAGCAAAGGATTGTTGTTGTATATAACTTTATGTTCCGACAGAGCACATCCAAGCTCTTTCATCGGTTGCGACCATGTAAAAGGTCCTTGTGCGGTCTTTTCCATCTCAAAGCCGTACTCTTCCATTTCCGGCACCCAATAACCCGACAATGCGCGGTCGTAGCATATCCACAATGGGCGTATGTCGTGCTTCTCGACCATCTCCGTGAACCATCTTGTCACGGCTGAATAGTCAACCTGAGCACCTTCATTGATTTCGAGCCATCCTTGTTCCGCCCACAATTTATACGGAACCTGTTTCGTGTCAGTTCCAAGATTTTCGTCAATCTTGCGCTGCGGAATAAAATACTTTTGCAATACATAAATGTTCTCGTCGTTCGGTTTTCTGATAACCAATGTCGCACAGGTCAGATCGTATACGCTGGATAAGTCACAACCGCCGATTGCGTAACTATGAGATACCTTTTCTATGTCAAAGGTCTGCTCATTGACGACATACTCGAACGGAAGCCAAGTAGTTGAGCCGGATTGTGGTATGTTGAAGTCCTTAACCATCACTGTGGGCTTAAATGACGGATCGTCTTTTGCCTTCTGCACCATCTCACGAAGATATTTCCGTGATTTGATGGTATCGATTCCAGGGTTGGATTTTATCCAGCAATTCTCGTCTTGCCATTCGTCAGGATCGTCAAGCTCATAAATGAACGGAAGGAAGCGCGGATTTTTTACTGTTCCGTCAAGGATTGCGGAAGCGTAAGCATATTGCGCATCAAATATTCCCTCACGGACATAGCCGTTTGTCGTAATACAAAAAAGCAACGGCTGTCTCCTGGCACCCATCGCTTGCTTTATCAAATCGTATATATCCCTGTTCTTTATCGCGGACAGCTCGTCAATGACTGCACCGTGTGCATCAAGTCCGTCAAGGCTATTACTGTTTGAAGCCAGCGCCTTGATAAACCCGAAATTTCCGTCAAAGTATAAGTCCGAAGCACGCTTTCTGATATTCGCTGACAACATAGGACTCTGACGGACCATTTTAACCGCCGCATTGAAGCCCAGCTTCGCCTGGTCAAGCATCGTGGCGACATTGTATATCTGCGGAGCACCCTCTTTATCGTCTACCAATAAATCAATCTCGACTGCTGCCGTCTCTGTGGTCTTGCCATTCTTACGACCTTCAATAATTAGGCATTCGTTGTATTGCCGGATATCATTATCATCAACAAAACCAAACAATGCTTGAAGTCTTGCCTTTTGAAATAACTCCAACTGCAAAGGCTGACCAACATCTCCTGATGGTATCTTGCAAAATGTTTCGATAAATTTTGTATGACGCTTTGCAATATCTCCGTCGAAGTGAAACTCATCCGGGGAAAGATATCTCTCAAGTAATACCTCCGCAATTCTCCGCATTTTATCACAAGCGACGATCTTGCCGTCTACGATCTTACCGAAATACTCCTCAAACTCAATCAATTATGATTTACCCAATCCAAAAGGTCTGCGGAGGCTGCCGTTTTGTTATCCTTTGGAAGCAAGTCTGTCAGATATCGGATAATTACACCGTACTGCTTCTGCACTTGCAAATAAGTCGTCATTGCAGCAGTTTGTTTACTGCCGTATTGATAATTCTCTGAAACACCCTCATTTTTTATCCGTTCTCGCAATTCTTTGAGCTGATTCTGCATAAAAAGCGCATCTTCAATCATCCCTGACGCGACTTTCAATGAATCCTCCGACAAAAGAGGAATTATGTCTTTAAGTTCATATAATTTTTTTGATTTCGCCATAAGTCCTCCAAAAAAGGGGATAAAAATATCAATTTCTATATATACCGAGG